TTGAGTGTGATGCCCTTATTCGTGGCCCCGCCCGGGTCGGACGGATGGTCGGCAAAGCCGCCCTCATGCTTCAGGACGAGCGCAAGTGCCCTCTGGAAGTTGGCTTCCATGCGACATTCTCCCTTGTTGATTTTTTAATGATCCCGTGCTTCGCTAAAGCCTCAGGGGAGGAGCGCCGATTTGCTCCAGTGTTGACTTTTCGGCGAAAAAGCCCATCTACACGGGCTTGTTTGGAGTGACTGCAAATGAAACAGACATACCGGGTTGTGGGCCTCAAGGACGGGGATGTCTTTGTCGCGCAAGTACTGGAAGTTGACGTGTCTGCGCAGGGAAGCTCGTTTGACGAAGCGTTAGAGCGGCTGAAAGTCGCCTTAAATGCTGAGGGAAGGGAAGCGGAACTTAAAGGTCGAGACATTCAGGACCTTTTGCGTCCTGCACCCAAGATCTTTCATGATCTGTACGAGGATCACCCCCAATACCGCGAAAAGCTCGTTGCCTAAGAATCGTCGTGGCGACGCTGGGGGAGTACATGTACTGGCTCCGCTCCCAGGGCGGAGAGTGCAGAACAGGGATTGGCGCCGATTCCTCCAGAGGGATGGTGCCAGTCACTAAGCTTATCTCTCCGGATGGTCTTTATGTGATCCACCCAGGCAACAATCAATCTGAGGTTCTATCTCGATTTACCATCGAGTATTTTGATCGCCGTCTTCAGATGATATCCCCGTTCGCATCAACACTGCGCGCATAAGCCGCGCCTGCGGGCACGGTACGGTCCATGTCGGGTCCTTTCGGATCAGAAAAAAGCCGCTCTAAAGCGGCTATGAGAGAGCGTGATGGTGAGGCGTGCGGCTAGGACTTCAGCGCACTGGACCATTCATCGATACGGGCCTCTGGAATCATGAAATAATCCCAATAGGCCGCGTCGCAAACTTTCTGCCATGCTTCAGGAGTTCTTATGGGGTTGCCCCACAAATCACCCAAGACGTACCCCATGGACCGGGCCTGCTCGTAAAGTGTCATCGCCGTGTGTCCGTAAGCGCTGTAGGCGGGACGTCCGTATTCGACACTGATGATTGGGCTGCAACGGCGGATAAGATTACGGCCGCCTTCAAGCACGTCTATTTCTGCGCCCTCAGTATCGATCTTGATATAGTCCAGCCTCCACCGCCACCGAAACTCTTTATCGAGTGTGCTCACCGGGACTTGGATCGTCTCAGTTTCAGCATTGGGGATGTTGTATGCTTTTCGGCGTAGTCCTGACTCTTCGGGTGCATTGCGAACAAAGGTGAAGGCTGCTCTGCCTGGGGTACGACTTAGCGCCTTCGCATAGACCGAACAGTTGGAAATGCGGGAAAATCTGGAGGAGAGTGCAGAAGCCATGTGCGGCAATGGCTCGAAGGCAAAGACGCGACCACGCGGGCCCACGGCTGCTAGGAAAGGTTCTGTGTGCCGTCCGCCGTGGGCTCCAATGTCAATGACGACATGGCCTGGTTTGAGCAAGCGACTATACGCCCGCTCCAGCAAGCTTTCGTAGTCAGGCACAGACCCCTGAGCGTGAGACCGAGCATATTGTTGAGCCATCTCTACTGCTGCGGTCACCTGCTCCACCCCTCCCCAGAACTATAAGTTTCCGTCCACGATCCGCTGTGCTCCTACCGCCGCGTCGTTAACCGCCGCCGCAGCAAGCCCGTTTGTCATGTTATTGCGGATGGCATAGTAGTTTGCGCCCGAGACAGTTGCAACCAGGGCGCCTGCGGTGACGGTCCGAAAGTGGCGCGCGATGACATTCCCGGTCACAATCGCGCCTGAAACGCCGGAGCCTATAGTAATCAAATTGCCTCCTTCGGCGTCGATAAATACGTTGTCCTCGACAAAAACCCCTTGAACATTGCCGTTGGTGAACACAACATCCCCCTGTGTGTTGATGAAAGTGTTCCCCCGCACCCGCACACCTCTCACTTTCCCACTGTTGGCGGTGAAGATGTTAAACGCCATCACATTTCCGCTGAGCGCGCCAGCAAAGTAGCCGTTGTTGAAGTTGAGGTTATAGAGCTGGGACGTCGAGCCATCGCAGGCAATCTGGATCGGGGCGCGGAACACGTCGAGCTGCCAGCCGCCATCGAACCAGACATCACACACACGAGCCCCGCTAGAGGACGATATGGTGATGCCGCCGTTGTAGAAGATCGTACCCGGCAGGCGAATGCCCGTAAGCAGCGAATTGGTCCCAAACCCGTTGATCCGCATGGATGTGGCACCGGTAGCCGACGCGACGAACTGGCAGTTCTCGATTTCCAAGTCGGCAGTGGTTTCGCCGTTAAAAGCTTCGATCTCGATCGCATAGGCGTTGTCGTTCGACTGGACCCAGCCACCTACCTTTCGAAGAGTAAACAACCGAGCGTTCTTGATCCTCCAGCACGTATCGAAGTCATAGACATTCACGTCTTCAAAGATACCGGCATTGTGAGATCCCGCATGGATAGTCGCCGCAGAGCCGCCGATAAGAACGCCTGTCGAGGCGCTCGTACCAGCTTGGGGAACCACCCGGAAACCAGCAATATGACAACCATCGAATGTTATCTCTGACGCTCCACCGCCGAGCTGAATTGCCGCCGTTCCGTTCGCGGTCGAGAATGACGCCAACGCAATGAGCATCGTCGCGCCGGTACTTCCCTGACCTCTCCATACAGGCCGGTAGTTGGACTTCACGGTGGACTTAACAGAACGGCCTAAGCCGTAGCTCCCCGCCGATAGCTCGAAACATATTTCTCCATCCGATGACATGGATTCTTCCATGCACTGCTGTGCAGCGTTGAAGGCTGGGGCGTCGTCCGACGTGCCGTTTCTCAGAGCACCCCACCATTCGGGCCTCGTGTAACGAAGCCCGACCACCTTACCTGTCCCGGTGGTATTGAAGATCTTGCGCGGCGCCGACGACGGCAAGCCTTTCCAAACGCCAGCAGAAACCTGACCGCGAATGGTGAGAGTTACGCCGTTGGCAATGTCCAGCTGCCCGCCATTGACGAAGAGATAGTTCTTCCCGTTCGGCCAAGTCGCCGTCGAGGTGATCGCAACCGGCCGGTCTATGATGATGTCGTCGGCCAGCGCATGGGCCGTATCAAGGGCTGCTTGCGTGTCACCGATTACACTGAGGTGGAGTGGACCAGCGGCCTTAGGCAGAGCAAGCGCCCGATCGCCGATAGAGATCCAATCGATTTCGAGGGTATCGCCGGAAGACTGAGAAAGGTCGATGCGCAGCCGCGTTATGGTGCTGGTGATCCAATCATTCCCGCCCTGAGTCAGATCGGCCATGTCCCATTCAAGCACCTGCCACTCGTTAAAGTTGGAGGGTGCAGCAATGCGCTTCACATAGGATCCAGAAATTCCGTGGTTGGTGGTGGTGTAATAGATGCTGCCGTCCCAGGTTCCGTTACCCGAAATTCGGCGAACGCGCATCCGGATCTTGCTGAAGAGGGCGCCGGGAATGGCAATTATGGGTGAGCTCAGTTGCGGATCGGCGGCGGTCGATACAAACGTAAGGACCCCGTTCTGGGCTGACAAAGTTCCATTGAGTGCCGTCCACCCCTCGACGGATGTCTCGAATCCCCACTGACGGAATGAACTGAAGGAAATGTCCCCCAATTTCGGCAAGGTGATCGCCCGGTCGGCTACAACGGCGGCAAATGCCTGCCAGGCTGACCCATTCCAAATGCGCATCTCGCTGCTGGTTGTGTTCCAATACAGCTGCCCACTCGATGGGGTTCCTCCGGCGGCCGCAGTAGCGGCGGCATTGTCCGCGAAGGAGCCGAGATATCGCCTCTTCATGTCGTTGAGCAGCGTCTCCATCTGCGCAACGAGGGCGGCGCTCGCTTGGTCGGTGAGCAGCCGGAAACTCGACCCATTATCGAGGAAGAGATACATCCCCCCTGCAACAAGACCGCCAGCCGTAAGTTGATTGCCCGAGCTCGTCAGCAGCGGCTTGCCGTTGATCGTGACCGGTCCTGTATTGGTCTGCTGGATCTGTATCGAAAACAGCGCAAGCCCCGGACCGCTCGGTACGGGAAGGTTCGGAGTGGCGGTGATCGCGTTCGGAGTGCCCCCGGTGACCGTATAGCGGATCAACAGGTTCGGAAGGTCGATGTCCCCGCCAGCACCGGCGATCAGCGCTATCAGGACCTGCCACCATTCCGAAAGCAGCTGGCGGATCTCAGGCTTGCGCGGGTCCCATTTGCCGGAGGCGGGAATGCCATCGGTCACGAAATCGCGGAACACGTAGTTGGGATCGCGATCAAGGGCCATGCCAAGTTCTCCAAGTGAGATTGCGCCGGCGAGCCGCCAGCGGGATGAGGTTTCGGATTCGTGAGGTTCGTCAGGGTGTGGTGGCGGTGGCGCTCGGGCCCCAGGTGCCCACACGGCCCTTTTCAGTGCGCAGGGCCATCTGGAATTCGTATTGTGTGGTCGCCGCCAGTGTTGGCGTCGTGTAGGTTTCCGCGTCCTGACTGAGCGGGCCGACCGTTGTCCATTCCGTGTCGGCTGTCTTCTTGTAGCGGACCAGGTAGCGAAGCAGGATCGAGGGCGACGGCGAGAACGTCAGTTCGGCAACCGGCCCCGGCAGCAGGTTCACATCCGGCGCGGCGGGAACGGGGATGCTGTCGTCAACCTCGCTTTCGTCCGATTCTGGCGCATCGCCCTCTTCCTGTGCCGGGTCCCACGAATAGGCCGCCTGCGGCATTGATTGGACCTGGATGGTGACCCCTTGGAGGATGTTCCCCTCGCCGATTACAAACCGGAAATCCTGCACCTCGAAGACGCTGTTGATCCCGAATGCTGGATATTGGATGCGGACAAAGCGCTCACCGAAGGCCGCGAGGCCGCGAAGATTGCACTGGAAGTTTGCCACCCAGCTAGGGTTCGCTCGGTAAGCCTCCAGCTTCATCAGCCGCCGCGCCTGGCTGTGCGACGGCGCCATGTTGAACTGGACGTCCTTCGAAATTTCCCCACGCTCCAAAACATCGTCGGCGTCGACCCATGGGTCAGCATCGGTAGCCTGGTAATCCTGCGTTGGATCGAGGAAGGTCGCGCGAATCGTGTTCGCGGTCTCCATGATGTTGCGACCGCGCCCCAGATCGGAAAAGCCGGTGATAGCGTCGGGCCCGATGATGACGGTCGGCTCCTGCCACTTTCCGATATCGAGCGTCAGGCCCCCATCCGGCGTTGGGACGAGGCGACCATCGCAGGCCGCGAGCATGCGCCCGAGGACATCAGCCGGGCGCTCGTCAAGCTGGTACGAGCCCCAGAGCCGATAGCGCGGCTCCGTCCCGCCTCCCTTCAATCCTATGGGTTCGTTCGACCTGATATAAGCCTGCTCCCACCCGGCCTGGGCTAGAGGCGTCGTGAAGATGCTATGGGGCAGCCGCATGCCATCGGCATGGCTCATGTAGTCTCGTATGACGGATGCCGCTCGATCGTCCCAGGCGACAACGCCGGTCAAAGGGTTCTGGATAATGGCACCGCGCAGGACAACCCGGTAATTCGTGTTGATGCCGTTCGGAAAGCGCGAGAGATACACGCTATCCTCTGAAGCGAACTGCTTGGCATAGAGGCTGGCAACGCCGTCCCCTCGGTGGGCTGCTGTCCATTCCGGAAATGTCGCTGTGAGCGATCCATAGGCCGTTTCAATCGGCAGCCCACGCCGCGTTTGGATAATGACCTTGTAATCGCCGCCGTCATACCAAGGTTCCTGTTGCACCCCGCCACCGGGTGCCAACGTCACCTGATGGTCATCGATCCAGTATTCTTCGATGCCATCGATTGGGCCTTGGCCAAGCGCCAAGACCTTATGGAAATTACCGCTTTCCGCCTCAGCGAAGACCCAGGGACCGGAGGTCTTGACCCGTCCGTAGTGCCGCACGCGTGGCGCCGTGGCCTGACGATAGGATTGCTGCACGTCTTCCGGCTTCGGTTGCTTCGGCCTGTACAGCGATGATGCCAGAGCCGATAGGCCAACCGACAAACCAAGCTGGACGGCGGCACCGAGAAACCCGAGCGCACCAATACCAACGAGACCGTTGGTGATGATGGCCGGAGCGCCGGCATAGAAAAGCAGGAGCGCGAGAGACTGAGGCATCAGCGCAGGCTCCAGGCTTTCCAGACGGCTTCCTGCGGGGCCGAGAACAGCCCTTTTTCATCGCGGCCGACCCACATTGCCCCCGAATGGATTGCGGCGCAGAGACGCCCATCATGGATGATCAGGCCAACATCCCCGGCCTGCGGCGTCTTGGTCTTCGGAACGCCGGCAGCGCGCGCCACCCGGTTCACCGCAACAGCCATGCCGCCGGGTTCCGAAAGCCACTGGCGCACATCATTGTCCGTGAGGAAATCGCGCCCGTATCGGGACAGGGCGGAATAGCCCTTCACTTGCTGAAACCAGCGATCGACCATGCGGCAGCACGCGCCGGGGTACGCCGGAAGCGCAGCCTCGGCGGCAAGGAATTCCTCGACGGTCACGGTTCAATAATCCGGGTATTTGAAAGACTTGAAGAGAAGGCTTCCGACGAAGGTGAAGAACTTATCGCCGGGCGAGCGCCGCTGCTGATCGCGATCGGTGTAGCGGCCATAGGGTGGCCGGGACCGGTTGAAGAACGCGTTCTCGGCCTGCATGGAGATGGACTGCACCGCGCCCTCGGTCCCCTGCATTTCGGTTCGCGTGATCCGTGGCGGCTGCATGAAACCCCACCAGATGCCGATGGGAGCACCGACCGGCTGCCAGTCATCGGCAAACAGCTGGAGGAAGACAGTGACGAGTTGCTGCGTAATGTCGGGTGTTTCCTCGAGTGCCTTGGCGAGGAAATCTGTGGCCTGTCCAGGGAGACCGTTCAGCTGAAAAGTCACCGTCTCGGACGTCGTGCCGGGCGAAATGGAAAGCCCGTCGATCGAGGCCGCACCATAGGCCGGTTTCCACGTCTGCCCACCGGTCACAAGGTCCGTGTTGCCGTTCCAGATATAGATGGTTTCCGACTTAAACTCGAACTTGGCGAGCAGATCGATGCGGACCTCGCGTTCGGATAGCGCCGCGATCTGCTCTGGCGTGAAGAAGGACATCACACGTCCTCAATGAAGTTCACGGTCGGAAACGACCAGCGCCCATAGTCAAGCGGAAGATCCATCTCCCCGTCGCTTGCGAGTCGCATGCGGCATACCGGGAAATCGAACTCGAGCCGCGCCCCAACACTGGCAGCCTCTCGCGCCGGCGGACGGAAGGTGATTGCGGCAGTAGTTTCGGAGGTATAGTTCACCGTCCTCACGCGATACAGTCGCCCCTCGATGCTGAAATGCTGCCCCGGCTGGATCATGTCTGCCGACTTGATGGAGATATTCGCCGTCACGCCGCGCAGTGGGATGGAAGATGCCAAGGTGACATCGATCACGCCGCCCTGATACATCGACCCGTCGCTAAACGGGCTTTGATCCGAGTGGGGCACGGGGTCGTATAGCGCGAGCTCGTCTGCCTCTGCCGGGACCGGCTGATACCAGCGCCAAATTGGAACGAGGATTGAGATCAGCCGTCCTTCAAGCAGGTTGTTGATCGCCCTCCACGCGAGCACCTTCTGATCGTCTACAACGGGGATACCGGCATAGGTCGCCTTCCAAATGCCGGCATCGGACGCCACCACCTGAGATACACCCGAAACGCTCGATGGACCCGCCAACGAACGCGGTGCAATATCGATCATCAATTCGCGCGGGGGGAGCACCCCTAGCGGCCAGAGAAGTGTCGCCATTACAAGCTCCGGGATTGCGCCTGGGCGATCATGTTCGGCATGGACTGCTGGACCTGCTTCACAGCCAATGCCGCGCCCGCCTGGCTGGCTTGGGCACCCATGTCCGTGATCTGGCCTTTGATGATGCCATTATCGTCAACAAACACACCGCGCACGATGACTTCGGCTATGCCGCCGCCCAAATCCTGCCCGGGCTTTGTGATGCTGACCGTTTCATCAGGGGAGGCTCGGAAAGCAACGATCTGACTGTCAATCCCGCCGGCTCCACCTACCTGAAATTGCCCCCCATTGGCAAAGCCAAGGAGGCCGCCGAGGCTGCTGAAAAGGCCGCCCAAAAAGCCGCCTCCTCCGCCTAGACCCCGGCCACCGAATAGGGATTGAAACGCCTGGTTCGCAAGCATGTCGGCGAGCTTCGAGAGAACTTCAGAAAGCGCTTGCTTCACACTCTTCGACCCATCGATGACGCCCTTGAAGGCGCTCCCTATCGACTGGCCTATTTCTTGCCCGACATCGCCGAGCTCTCCCATTTTTGCACTAACCTGATCGACAGATTCCGCCGCAGGCTGAACCATATTCGCGTCAAGCAGCCCCATCCATTGGCCGATCTCCGTCACCATGTCGGGGATGAAGGAGTGCCCGACGACCGCGTCATAGAGGTCATAGAACTTGTTCTTGACGGCTTCGACCTTGGAGGTGACGCCATCCCAGATTGAGTTCAACCGGCCCGTGATCCATTCCTGAATGCCGGTGACCATGGCTGATACGGCCTCGATCGCTTGATCCTTCATCTGCACGACAGCCGTGCCGAAGGCCTGGATCTTCGCCTTGGCCTCCTCGCCGACCGAGATCAGGAACTCGTTTACCGCTTTCCCCGCAGCCGAGATTTCAGGCCAGAAGGCGATAATCGCGGTGGTGAGCGCAGTTATGCCGGCCACCACCAGAGCGACAGGTGCTCCAACCGCAGCAATGCCGGTCGCGAGAAGGCCGACAGAGAAGACCACCGGTCCAAGGGCCGCAGCCAGCCCCCCGATTATCGTTCCCCACTTCAGAAGCTCTGGGTTCGTCTCAGCGAGAGCATCAACCCATTCGGCCACCTTCGACACGAAGTCGGTAACCATCGTCAGGAGGCCGCTGTCGGCAATGGCTATCTGAAGCGTCTCGAAGGCGCCTGAAAGCTTCTCCAGTTCACCGTTGAAGCCCTTGAGGCGAGCAGCCGCCTGCTCCTCGGCGGACGCCTCGGCGATCTTTGCGCGCATCGCATCGAGACCATCCGCGCCCTGCTGCATCAGCATGATGGCCGTGCGCATCGCATCCACGCCGAAGATGTCCTTCATGGCTGTATTCAAGTCCTGATCGGACAGGCCAGACATCTTTGTGCGCAGTTCATCCGCGATAGCGGCCATACTCTTCATCGAGCCGTCGGCGTTGAAGAACTCGAGTCCAAGCTCGTCCATTGCCGCGGCGGCCGTTTTCGAAGCGGGGACAAGCCGGGTCAGGAAGTTCTTGAAGGACGTGCCGGCATCCGAACCGCTGGCGAACGCGCTCGACGTTGCTGCGATAACGGTGTTGAAGTCCTCGAAGGTCACGCCGAGATTCCCGGCCACGCCGCCAGCCTGGCCGATGGCAAGCCGGTAATCGTCAAAGCCAAACTTCGACTGAAGCAGGACGCCGGTGATGCCGTCGACAAGACCGCCGAGTTCCTTTGCCTCCTTGCCGAAGTTCATCATCACGTCTGTTGCGACATCGGCTGCTGCCGACAGATCGGAACCGCTCGCGGCTGCAAGAGACATGCTGGCAGAAACTGCCCCATCGAGGATCTGGCTTGCTGCGAGGCCGTTCTTCGCCAGCATCTCCATGGCGTCAGCGGATTCGGAAGCCGAGAAGCTGGTATCGGCCCCGAGCTGCACTGCCATGTCGCGCATGGCCTTGATCTCATCGGCCGTCGCCCCGGTCGCCGCCTGCACGCGGTTCATGCTGGCTTCGAAGTTGCCCGCCGTCTTAATCGTGAGCGCGCCGAACGCGGTCAACGGGGCCGTGATGGAGGCTGACATGGTTGTGCCGATGCTCTGCATCGACTTGCCGAGCCCCTTCAGCCCTTTCTGCAGGCCGGAAATGCCCTCCCAGAACTGCGCGCTGTCGATCCCCAGATTGACCCTCAGGGCGCCGATAACCGCACTTGCCATGGATTACCTCTTTCGGGAAAGAGCCGCCGTCCATTGCATGGCAATGGCGATTTGCTCTTCAATCGTCTGCCGGCGCTTTGGCTTGTCCGCGCCGTGCAGCATCTCTTTCAGTTTCGGTGGTTTCCTCACGCGCCCGATCATCGCCGTATGCCAGGCGAGCCACGCCCGCTCGTTGTGCTCGCGCCTCAGGCGGGCTGCTACCCCGGCGAGAATGACGGCGATTTCGCGATAGGTGAGCCGCCAGAAAAGCGAAGGCTCTTGCCCTGCTTCGACCCATGACTTCAGGAGGTCGAGCGGCTTTAAGCCTTCGCCTTCGGAGGGCGGCCGGCTTCCTTCCCCTCCGCTTCAGGAAAGGCGAGTTTGAAGGCTTTGCCGATCGCTTCCATACAGGCCGGAACCCCGGCTTCAGTCGCGATCTGTCCGGCCTCTTTCAGGGCGGTCTCATCGTGGTGATCGCGCAGCGCGGCCCACACCAGAGCGCGCACCGTGCTCATGCGCACATTGCCTGGATCATTGAGAGACAGGGCTATCTGCGCCACTGGCTGTCCAAGTAGATCTTCAAGCTCGCACAGTGCGTTGACGGAGAACGAAAGAGTATACGCCCGGTCGCCGACCTGAAGAGCGACCGAGCCGCGATGTGGGTTCGCCATGATCAGGTAGCCATCCCCGTGACATAGGAGCCGGTGACCTTGATGGTGACGGTCGCCGTCATCTTGTCATCGGTCGGGGCGGCGGGCTCATAACCGGTCAGCAGGCCCGAGAACGTCCAGGTGACGTTGTTCGGGAATGTGATCCGGCATGTCCGCCGCTCCCGCGCGGTGCGCCAGTCCTGAATGGCAGTGTCACCTGCACCACCTGGGATGAAGTTCATTTCGAAGGAACACTCGCCTGGGTCGCGCAGGCCGAGAATGAATTCTCGTGTGGCATCGGGCGATTGCATATGGGTGGCATCGATCACGTCCATCGTGTCGGATGGCGGCGTGATGTCGTAGACCTCCGCGATGTCGGTAAAGACCTCAGGGTCTGCGCCATCGCCTACGGCAAATTTACTGCCATAGCCAATCATGGCTTCGGTTTCGGCCATTTCAGTTCTCCTGTTCAGGCGTGGTGGATGATGAAGTCGAGGGAAGTGCGGAAGCGGTTGTAAACGTCATCATCCTCATCGGTGGTCGGCAGGTCGCGCTCGCCATCGAGGAAGATGCCTTGGATATTGATTGCGCCCTGCTTTCCCCGGCGTCCGGAGAGAGCATTGACGATCGCGCGTGCTGTCCGTTTCGCTTTCGTGTAGGTCAGCGCGTACACATCAATCTGGATCCGCCGCTCCTCATAACCAGAGGGCCCGGCCATTGTGTAATCCGGCAAGCGCGTCACGCTACGCACCAATGCGTATTCGGTAGACACACCTTGTGGCGCACGGCCGGGATAGACCTGCGTGCCGATCTGGCCCGCTACGCCGGCGTCGGCGAGCAGGATTGCAATGATTGCTTCTTCCATGGACTATTTGCCGGCCTTTGCCGCCTTGCGTGCCTGACGCTGTGCCGCCTTGTCGATCTCGGTCCAAAGCAGGTGCTCGATGATGTGGAGCGCCTGCCTTTTTGTCGCGTCCCAGGCCGGTCGCATAAAGGGCTGAGGCGGGTGGCGTTCGTTGCCGAACTCCTGCTGCACGCCGGCGGGATCTGCTGCCCCCACGAAAACCTCTGCACTCGCCCGGTCATCAGCAAAGGTCTTGCGGTGAAGGGCAGCTTGCCGGCGCGTCAGCTTCGTGCCCACATCGATATTTTCCACCAGATGCAACTCGAGCTTCGGCGCTCGGTCGCGTGCGGCCCTTGCGATTGGCTCGCCTGCCTCCTTCAGCACGCGGCGCAGAACGCTCTTGCCCGTTGCTTTTGGAAGCTGGCCGAGCGCTCGATCGAGTTCACGCAAGCCCTCGATCTTCACCTTCATCCCGCGCGCCATCAGACAACCTCGAATGTGACCTTGCCGCGCAAGGTCTCCAGAAGAATCTCGCCAGAGTGAGGGTTGATCGAGATATTCCCTTCCGCAGTTCTCCGCGGGTGGATTACGATGCCTTCGACATCATCGGCGGTGATAGCATCTTTCAACAAAGCGCGATCTAGATAGACGAGAACCTTGCGGCCATCGCTTGCCAAATCGCACCATGCTTTGTAGCCGGCATCGTCTTTGTCGCAGGAATAGCGCATCAGTCACTGTCCTTCACGGCCGTGATTTCGATGAAGCGGAAGCGACCTTCATTGGCCTCCTTAACGCCGAGGATGTTGAACGTCGCCCCTTCATGGACGAGGCGGTCCTTCGTCGTGAGTGTGCGCGTCTCAGAGGAAGATCGGACGACAAAGCGCGTGGTAAGCGTCGATCCGATTTGACCGGCGGCGAACTTCTCGCCGTCACTCACATCCCTTCGCTTGGCGCGGCATGTAAAGAAATCCGCCCAAGTTTCGATGGGCTCGTTAAACTCATTTGGAACAGAGGTGTACCGCTGGATGGTGATCTTGCGGTCGAGGTCTTGTGCCGTAACCATCAGAGGCTGAACCTGCGATACTTGGAGATCAGCGCGTCTTCCGCGCGCTCCAGGTTGGCCGAATTCGCCTTCGCCGCCTCGTCATAGCCCAGCTGCACGCGCATGATCATGGCGACGCGAATGTCATCGGGCACGGTTGGCTTCGGCGGCGTATCGTCTGTGTTCGCCCATCCTGCCCGGTACTCCACCTGTACCGCCGCACTCTCATAAAGGTCGGGTGGATGGTGGTAGCCGTGCCGGAACTGAACGAACGAGCGCCCCGCTCCATCGGTGCGAAGCGCATAGTCTGCTTGGTCGATCGTGGCGATCTGGCCTTCCTTGTTCCGCCATTTGACCGATGACACGGCGATCACTGGCCCGAGCGGCAGATGCAGGCAATCGAAGCTATCGAACTCCTGCCGCCAAGTCTGTTCGACAAGGACGATGCCGAGGATGCCCGTCCAGCCCTCGTAGTGCGCGACGGCTGCGCGGATATCCCGCTCGATCACCGCATCATCATCGGCGGTATCGATGCGCAGCGACTGCTTGACCTCCTCGACCGTGACCGGAAGGATGGAGGGCGCTTCAACGAGGACGGGGCGGTACATAGGTTACTCGCTCTTGTTCTTCGGGGCGCCCGTTTCAGCCTTGTTGGTCGGCTTGCCCTCGGCTTCAGTCTTCGGCGACAGCACGCCGTTTGCGATGAGATGCTTCACATCGCCTTCATTCGCTTCTCGCGTATCGCCGGGCAGATACATCTTGTCGCCGAGGTGTGGGCGGGTGACGTAGAATTTCATGGCAGGTTCTCCTTCTCGGTTCATGAGAAGGGCGAGCCAAAGCCCGCCCCTCGTGATGAGCCGAACGGATTACGGCGCAGCCGGCGGGTTGATGGGGCCGGAGACGAAGGCCTCGGGACGGTAGACGGCGAGCGCCAAGCGCTCTTCGCCCAGGATTGTGACGAGGTTTTTCGTGAAGTCGTCGTTCACGTATCCGACCTCGATGCGCGCGTCCCAGCGGTCGAAGAGCTGGGCGCCGAGGCGGAAGGCACCGGTCAGGAAGGTGCCTGCTGCCATGGCCTGGGTCTGCACCACCGGCAGGCCCCACATGGTGGGCGCGATCGTCCCTTGTGGATTGCCGATGATATAGCGCCCGTCAGCGTCCTTCAGGGTCTCGATCGACGTCCAGTCGATCGGATTGAGGACGTGACCAGTCGCCGGATACTCGGCGAGTGCTGCCTGCAGCATCGCGATGCGAAGTACATCGATCTGCGTCATCGGCGTGGGAGGCGTGAAGCCTGCCGGAACCGCGTAAGCCGAAGCCTGGGGCAAAATGCCGTGCAGGTTCTGCCCGGTGCCGTCACCATTGAGAAGCTGCTGCTCCTCGACATATGCCAGACCATAAAGGAGGCGATTGTCGATGATCGAGCGGAGCTGGGCGAAGTCATCGAGGATCTGCTTCGAAGCCTTCATCCAGTGCGCGATCACCTTGGCCGAGGTGGTGACGACATCGAACTTCAGGTCCGATTCCGGCTTGGCCGCAGTTTCTGCGACCGGAGCCGCATTGTTGGTGAAGCCCGTTTCACGGACATACTCCAGAGTGTTGCCGTCCATCTGGCCGGGCGAAATCAGATCTCGCACGGTCAGCCGGCGATCCGGGAGCATGAGGACGCCGGGAAGACGGGTCGGAGCAACGCCAGCTCCGGCCGCCCCCGCGGTGTCAGTGGTGGCCGAGGTGATCGTCGCCTTGACGCGCATGTCGGCACCGCGGGCCTGCTTGGAGAAGCCGGCTTCCTGGAAGGCCTTCAGCCCATCGGATTCGATGAACTGCTGACCGATGGACTTCTTCTCATCAGGCCCGTTGCCGCCGCCGCGAGCAAGCTTCTGCTCGATCTGGGCAAGCTGCTCGCCAAGCGTGTTCATCTTGATGAGGGCGTCGTCTGCCTGCTCCTTGATTGAGTTGGCCAGGGTCTCTCCCGCTTTTGCCTTGCCGAGCGCCTCCTCGGCGATGGCCTTCACGGCATCCACGGCCTGCCGGTGCTCCGCCTTGATCTCGGCGGCGAGCTCGGCGGCAGACTTCGTAGCGGCCCCGCTACCGCCATCATCCGGCGGGGCGAAGAAGATGCGCGGACCAATGGCCGAGGATGCGAGCCGCGCAATGCCGCCCGCTCCGACCGCTGCGATGGGAGCAAGGGCCGCGAGGTCGGCCGGGTTCACAATGCCACCAGCCGCATAAGCGCTGCCGGCGGTGAGGACGCCGAGGGCAGCGATCATCGCTACCGCCAGCATCGAAGAGATGCCCAGTTTCATGGGAGTACCTTTCAGATGTGAGTGGAGGTCAGCCGCGCAGTGCCTGAAGCAGTGCTACAGCGTCATTCGCCTGATTGCCCTCGGACTCACTCCGAATGGCCTTCGCATAGCCAACAGAGGCGATCTGTACGGCCATGGCTTTCGGGACACCTGCCTCACGCAGGATGTCCTCGAATTCCTTGATAGGCATGGGGTCGCCATCGCGAAGCCGGCGGGCGAACTCTTCCATGCGCTCGGACTTCACAGCATCGACCCGCGCCCGACGATTGGCCGGGAACGAGACGGGGCTGATCTCGTAGAGGTCGAGCTTCTTCAGAAGGCGGATATTGCCGTCCGGTTCGGTCTCGATCTCGCGGTAGCCGATCGAAAGACCGCGAATCGCCTTCGCCTTCAGCAGCTCGTAGATCTCGCGGGCGCGCTGGACGGTCAGGATGAGACGCCCTTTGCCCCAAAGCCCCTTGGCGTCCTCGGCGAGGTCCTCCCAAACGCCAATCGGCTCATTCGGGTTGTGCTGCCAGAGCATAAGGACGTTGCTCCCCTCGCGCTGATGGCGGGTCAGGCTCTCGGCGAATGCGCCCGGCATCACCTTCTCGCCATAGGAATCGACGTTGCCGAAGATGGAGCCGTAGCCCTCAAAGGTGCCGTCCTCCGACAGGTCCTTGACCTGCAGGGCGAAGTCCTTGGTTTTCATGTCTACTCCTCGACTAAGCGACAGGTGGCCTGCGGAGCGTGGATGCCATGTTGATCCAGATAGGCAGCTAGTTTGCGCTCGGCCTCAATTTGGCCGCGAGCTGCGAACTCCAAGCACGTCGCGCCCAGATGCGTACGAAAGCGGGTTGCTCGGTAAACTTTCCATCCTTCATCCTGCATCAGAACGTTCCTCCGAGATCAGTTGGCGCATGGCTTCTCTATCGATCTCCGAAATCGGGACGTTCTGCATCTGCATGCGCGGTACATCTCCGCCCTCAACCGGCGGCAGATTTTCGAGCGCACGGACCTCATTGATGGTCATCGCGCCAATGGCGGTCATCTGCTGGTAGAACCGGGCCCGACCGGCACTGTCGGCGCGCAGTAAACCCTCGAGATTGAATTCAATGGTGATGCCTGCCGCTTTGTCGGCCGGTGTGAGAAGCTGTTTTTCACAAGCCTGCTCGATACGCTTCAGTCGACGGCGCAGGGTGAACTTCTGGAAGCCAAGGGTCTGCTGCTCAAGGCCGGTACCCCAGCTCGTAGACTTCTCGGTATGGCCTATCATGAAAGGCGGAACGCCGAAGAAACGACAGATTTCCTCAACCGAAAAGCCGCGCGATTCCAGCATTTGCGCGTCTTCCGGGTTGATAGTTAGTTGCTCCCATTTCGTGCCGCCCTCCAAGACCAGCGGCTTGCCTGCATTCACCGATCCAAGGAACTTTTCCGTCAGCCTGGTTTCTGCAAGCTCACGCTGCTGGGGCGAAAGCCATTTTTCAAAGGTTAGGACCCCGGATGGGCGCAGCCCATTCTTAAACATCCCGCCCGCCGAGCGGTCGATCGCACGCGCCAGGCTGAAGGCGTGGCGGCCGAAATGCAGAGTGGACATGCCGCCGAGCGGGCTCCCGCCGAAGCCGCGGATGTGCAGTACCCTTTCTTCGGTCGCGGTGAAGGACTTTCCGTTATCCGTCCATCGATACTGGATGCTGCCATTCTGCAACCGGGTTACCGACATGCAGGCTGGGAGGATGGGCGTCAAAGCGCTCACCTTCCCGTCGCCACGCTCAATCAGCGCGTAGGCATTGCCCCACAGTTCGATTGACGCACACATGAATTCCCAGAAGTCCACGGCAGTCTGGTCGAAGTTCGGACTGTCGTGCAGAATGCGATAAAGCGGGTGATCCTGCGCCACCACGCGGCCATCCGGTCGGGTGCGGTAGACCATCAGCGGCAGGCTCGCGATCGTTCCGGCGAGGAGGTTCACGCACGCCCACACCGAGGAGAGCCCAAGCACCGTTTCAGCGCTCACCCTCTCCCCGGCATCGCCGATCTGCCCATCGGGATACCATCCCCTGGGGTTGCGCGGTGTGAGGTGGCGAACCACCGCATCTGCCATTTTCTGCAATAGCTTCACGCCGCACCTGCCAGGCTTTTGAAAAAGTCATCCATGTTGCCGACCTCCGCAGCCTCCGGGTTCCTGCTCATCAGCATCACGGCGTTGAAGGCTGCTATCAGCGGGTCAATCTTCGCCTTGCCCGCGGCCTGCTTGGTGATCGAGCGAGCGGACCCCTTCAACTCGACTTTGGCGTTGCCCACACACCAGGCCATCAGCGGTTGCCCTGCGTGAACCAGTGTCCCATCGCTCAGCTTTCGCTCAGCGCCGAGAATGGCCGGGTTCAGATAGCCCCCCTGGGAGACGCCGGTTATCGTCCCGCCGTTGTCGACCGTATCGAAGCCTCGGTTGATCAGTTCATCTACGAGAGCTGGGAGCCCAAGCTTGTCAACACCGATACCCGCTTGCTCGGGGAGCAGACCGGCATCGCGTACCCGTTCGCAAAGATCAGCGAACTCCTCGATGTCTTGCGTCGGCCTCTCGCAGAAGACCAGATCGCCCTTACCTGCGAAATCCTTCAGAGTGGCGGCTATCTCTTTCCGCCGTTTCAGGACGATCGGGTGTGCCCAGGCCCTGCACCACAGAAGCCACCGGCGCGTTCCCTTTTCGCGCCCGAGGAATGCCCCCCCAAACAGATCGTCCAAACCCCCACCGTCACCGCCGATCACGATCACCTCGCAGCGCTCCAAGAGAGCGTCGAAGGTCAGACCCGACTCGACCGCCAATTCCCAATAATCAGCACCGGGCCACCGATCGGCCCTCAGGTTCAAACCGATCTCGACATTGAGATGCTTCGAAAGGAACGTCTGCAGCGCGCCATCGTCGCCGCCCTGAACCTTTGCCAACTCATCCTCGAGCCATTCCCGGCTGACCGAGCGGTTTAGGTTCGGGTTCGTGATGTAAAAGTTCTCCGGCTGGAGGTAGGCTCTCTCCTCAAGCATGAGATCGGGGAACTCATAGAGGACCGGCAGGCTCTTTCGATCCTCCACGATCCCGTCCCGCACATTGCGGAAATAATCCAGCTTTGCCTTGAACACACCGGCCGGCGGCGTATCGCTCTGCGTCGAGAGATAGATCACGAACCCTTCAGGCCGGGCCACCAATCCGCCGGTTGCCTCCCGGAGCATTGCGTCCGCATTCGGCTTCTTCCCAAAGATCCAGAGCTCATCTACGAGGACGAACGCCGCCTTTTTGCCACTGACCACATCCGTGTCCGCGGCTACCACCTTCAGGACGGCTTTCGTGGTCCTGTGCGTGATCTGCCGGAAATTCTCCTGGACGTGCAGGAGGTCTCGTAGTTCATCGTCGGCATTGACCATGTCCCGGGCTGGGATGAACGAGTTGTTTGCGGCCTCAATCGTCGGGGCCAGGATCAGCAGTTCAGCAGAGAACCGCCAATTCCGGATCAGCGCTGTGACCATGATGCCGGCGGCGATTGTCGACTTCGCGTTCTTCTTGCTGATGAGCAGGAAGAACTCTCGGATAAGCCGTTTTGCGCTCTGATGGTCGTACGCGCCGAAGATGGCGCGCACCCAATCGAACACCCACTGTTCGCAAGCCTCCCCAAAGGTTGGGCTTCCGGGGGCATCCACGATCCGCAGCGACTGGAAGACGGCAAGCGCGGCATCAGCCTCATCCGGAAAGAGCGGGTCGAACGGGATCAGTGACCGCCCTTCAACGATCCTTTCCTGCCAATCCAGGCAGGCAGTGCTCCATTGCTTCACTGGTTATTGACGACGAGCTTAGGCGGCGTCGGCGGGGCATACTTGCCCACAACACTCTCTGCCGCGATCTGCCGCTCTTCCTTCTTCCCTAGCTTCGGGGGCTTGGTCTCGCGGGCCTTCACAGCCTCAGCGGCGCCTGCTACCCGGCCCATTTCCTCAAGCTTCTTCTGGGCAGAGACATTCCCCGCCCGGGCGGAGGCGAAAAGAAGGCCGATGACCTCCTTCCTGCGCTGCGCATGGCCGTCCGCAAGTTCATCCGCGAAATGCTTGCGCAGCGTATCAGGATCGATGCCGATCGCACGGGCGATAGTGTTCTCGCTTTCGCCGCAGAACTTCATTTCCTCAACGATGCGCCGCTGCTCAACGCTTGGCCGGAAGGATGGCCTCCCTCCTTTCGATCGTGCCTTTTGCGGTTTAGGTTTTTCGGTCATCTCATCGCTTTGCCGAGAATTTCGGGGCGGAGGAAAAAATTGTGCGAATGGCGGGGGGCGCGGGTCTGGGAGCGGCGGGGCTCCGGACTTTCGACCCACCCCCCCTTGCCGGTCATGGACGCTGCCGCCGTTCCTCGCTCTGCTTGACGCTGTCGTGGTAGGCCTTGCTCACCGCGTGCAAGTTGCTCTCATCCCAGAACAGACGCTCATCACCACGGTGCGGGATCTTGTGGTCGATCACCGGGCTATTCGGTGCAGGATGCTTGCCGACAAGGAGCACGCCCGTCTTCTGGCAGGTGAACTGATCCCTGATTAGAATGTGCTCGCGCAGCCTCTGCCAGCGTGCCGTCTTGTACCAGGCGCGCCATGGCTGTGTCGCATCCCTGTATCGGGTGCGCCCCTTCTCATCACCTGGTGCATAGCCTACCCGAGGGGCGAGAGTGCCAAGTCTAGGTTTCAGATTGGAGAGCTTAGCCATGTGGTTCCGCTTCTGGTGAGCGGCGGTCGGGCTTGGGCATCAGCGGGCAGCTATATCGTGGACCGTCAGGTCTTCTAGACGAGCATCCCGCCATGACGGTTCAGCATCAGGTACAGGCAGCGGCCCATGCTTCGTAGCGAAGTGAGGTCGTTCCTCAACTTGAAGGACGAGGCATCCATCCTGCTCCACGCGGTAGCGCCGCTTTCCTGTAGGAAGGATCATGCCGCCTCTTTCTGCTTCCTCTTCCTGGCCTCACGCTGCCGGCGAAGCTCGTTGCGCTTCTGCGCCCATGAGAAGTCCGCAGGATCGTCACTCAGGATGGATGTGAAGGCGTCATCCGCGGCCCATGCCTTGATCCCGTCATGCTCCCGCACACGGCTCGCGATGTTAGCGTCAATATGCTCGTTTTCGGGGTCTTCAGGCAACACCTCGAAATCGGGATTTTCGTTATGCTGCAATGCCCTGCGGTTGAGTTCTAGCGCAATGCATGCAATTGCCCGGTCTTTCCGCCTTCTCCCGGTCTCGGGATGGATGCCCTCGATCTTGAAGCACCACTTGTTGAAGGATCGGCCGCCGGCCTTTGCCATGGACCATGCGAGGAGGGCCCGGCGCTGTCCCTCATCCGGCACAATCATGAGCCATTCGCGGATTTCTTCAAGCTGAGAAAGCTCCTCTGCGGAGGCGCGAAGGCCGAGCTTCTCCCAGAACAGACGGCGCTCCTCGGCGAGCGGGTCCTCTCCTGGTTTGAGCTTGTCGCCCTTCTCCTTGCGCCAGCCGAGTTTGTCGATCCAGTCATGGACATAGGGGAGCTGGAGCGAGCGCACTGGTGCCGGGCCTACGCGGCCGGGCGTGGCTCGCTCAATCTCGGCAGCTCGGATAAAGCGCTCTGCGATCTCGGCTGGGTTCACTCAGCCCTCCAATGGGTCGGCTCCGGTACGCGCTTGTCAATGCGCGGGTACATCCAGCCTGTTGCGGTGTATTCGGGCTCGACACCATGCCGCCCATTGATGAACGATGGGAAGGTAACGGTACGCCACTCTGCCAGACCCTCCCATATCACCACGCCCCGATGGACGCGCTTTGCATAGATGGCCGTCCCGTCCCGGGGGGCACTAGAGATGTCGTCCCACTCGCTCACGCTATCCTCCGTCTATCATCCATCTCTTTGAGGATGGCGTCTGCGATCTGCTCCAGATCAGGATTTCCGTCGACTGCGACGAAGTCATCGCCTTCTGAATACCAGCCGAGGTCGTCCTCCTCGAATTGGCGCCGCAACTCGCGGCGCATGATCTCCACCAATTTTGCTTTGGTCACGGACGCCTCCCATCGTCTGCGATGTCGCCGGGGTTCATCTCTTGCCTCTCTTTGCTTGCCGCTGGAGGACCTTCAACTTCGATTTGAAACGCCGCAGGTGCCGCACTGACTCGGATGTATTTTCGCCCTTGCTTTTAAGGTCAGCGATGCGCCTTTCCCAGAACGCTACACTCCTCTCCGCTATTTCAATCGCGCTAAGGCGCCATTTGCGATCAGGTGCATTCTCGGCAACCTTCGTCTTACAGCGCGCCTTTATGGGCCGGATCACCGGATATCCACGGCTCGCGCCATTGAACCTTGGTCCCCAACGCAACTTTGCCATGCTATGCGCCCCGTCTGTCACGCTGCCGTACCGGATCGCCATCTTGCTCGATCATCCAGCAAATCCATCTGATCCGCGTTCGGCCTAAATCTACGGTAAATCCGCTCGTAGATCATCCCGCCCAAGGCAAATCGCTGGGGGATGACGCCACGAAGCTCCTGGCAAACGAACTGAAGCTCTCCGCCGGGTATGCGGTCCCACGTCTCCAGCCAGGCGCTCGCGTCGCGCTCGATCAAGTCACGGCATTTAAAGACCAGATCCGATGCCATCCAGAGGCCGGTTTCATCGAGGAGGAGCTTGTTGTTGCCCGCCTCCATCAGCGTGGTCAGGACAAGCCGCAAGTGCCCTTCCCCATAGCGCCGGTATATGCGGGCCATCGTTTCGACAGCACGTGTCTGCCCAGGCTCTGGATACCTGTTACGATCGATGATCTCGATCCCGAACTCATCGCATAGGGCCGCTATGTGGGGCGGGACGGTCATGCGCGTACCTTGCCCCGCTGCATCACGAATGGCGGTTTCCCCGGCCGATGGACGGTCCGAGCGCTCTTGACGTCCTGCCGGCGGCTGCGGAGCCACTCTTCCACGCCAAGCGCCTCGGCGGCCTTCCTGTCGGCTTTGTCGATGGTGCTGACGATCCTCGGGAAGAGACGATCGAGCGCAGCCTGACGAGCGGCGTCCTGAGCGGCTTTCTCGCTTGGGAAGGCCTTGGCCTTGCCCCCTTCACGCACATATCGCCACTGCGAGGCTCCGGGCAGGAGATAAACGCCGAAGATCCGATTGCCCTCTATATGGGCTTCCCACCGCGGATGATCGGTCAAAGCATGGCTCCTTCAATGAGTTCGGGCTGGTCGTTCTGCTGCTCACTGCGGTAGCGGGTGAAACGGGCCTCGAAGATGAGATCCCGAGTGATGGCGGCATTGCCGAACCGGACCTTGATCGCCCCAATCTGGGCGATGTCCTCGCCCTTGATCACGTCCGGTGGAAAAACCTTGTGGATCTTCTTCCAATCAGCATCCGACGCCGCGACGGCCTTCCGCTCCTCGAGGAACTTGATGTAGCGGTAGACGTAGAAGATGGCGTCGTAGGCCTGCTTAGCCGGGTCGCCGCCGAAGAGGTCAGCCGAGATCGGCCGGGGATTGTCTCGCTTCATGCCGTAGCTGTTGCGCTGGTTGAGAATGAGCCAGGCAGCGCCCGTCTGCTCGGCGCCAGCCTTGAACACCTTGTTGATGTCCTTTGCCTTGGTCCCCTCGTCTGCTCGCCTGTCCTCGGGCTTCACCGCGCCTATGTGGTCGACCACAATCAACGGCGTGTTGCCGTTACCAAATCGCTTCACGAACGCCCTGGCGAAGGCGAGAAGCTGCGGCGCGCTGTGGTCGGTGCATTTCACCACCTCGAATGGCTGGCGATCAATCCATTCGGAGAAGTCGACAACCTTCTCCCATTCCTTTTCGGAGAGATCGCCGGCGCGCTGGCGGCGAGCTTCAATGCCATACTCTTGCGCAACCATCTGCCGGATGCACTGCTCGGCGGATTGGTCGAAGCTCAGGAACTGGACGGGGTGCCCCTTCTTGAGCGCATGCATGATGAGTTGCAGCGTGAGGGAGGTCTTGCCCTCGCCAGATGAGGAAAGCAGGCCATAGAGGTTCCCGGCCTCGAATGACGGCTCAGAGATCACCGCGGCGATTTCAGGCAGGCAGATGGGCACGCCCATGATCTTGCGCTGTTGGCGCGCTGCCGTGAGGCTTTCGAGATACTGCCGGCCGTGCGATGCCGTCCCGCTGGCACTGACACGCTCGGCGCGGAGCTTTGCGAGGGTATCCTCGATCGGGCCGGCCTCAAGCAGCGGATCCATGCCGGGGCGACGATCATAGAGGCGGGAAACCGTATCCTCGCACGCCACGATGATCTGGCGCGACATCCAGGCATCGAAGATGGAGGCGGCATAGTCGCGAGCCATGACCACCGTGACAGCATCGGCGCAAAGTGCGGCGAGGTATTGCACAAGGGTCAGCTCTCCGACCTTGGCATTGGCGGGCAGGAAATCGCGAAGGGTGATCGGGTCTGCTCGGCGGCCGACGGTGATCAAGTCGCCCGAAGCTTTGAATATGTCCCGGTGAAGCGGCTCAAAGAAATGCTCCGGCCGCACGATGCGCGAGACCAGATCGTAACAGCCATTGTTGATCATGACGGCGCCAAGCAAGCACTGCTCGGCTTCGATGTTGTGAGGGACTTCGCGGATGGTGCCGGCGGTTGCGTTCATCGCGTTGCCTCCGTTGGCCGAACGCCGCGATCTGCCAACGTCTCCAGGTCTGGGATAAGCTCACGGATTATTTCGGATCGGGTGTATTCCCACCCGGGCAGAAGGGAGTGCCTGAACCGGTTCCCGTTGACTCGACAAAACCCCGGAAGATTCGGCCAAGTCTCCCACCATTCACCCCGGCGCGGTCGGGCAAGGTCGACATGCACAACCGACCGTTCTCCCATAGTGCTCGGGTCCGCTATTGCCGCTCGTAGCGCCAGCGCGGCATCACGAGCCGCAGCGCGCTCCTGATCGGTCGGCGGAGCCAGTACCTTCACGCCGCCACCTCTGCCCGCTGCATCAGCTTGAACTCCTGCGCGTGCCCGGCGGCCCAGAGTGCGATAATGCAGGCATCGCGACTATCTATGTTCGGGCTGTCGATGCGGAGCATGTCGCAGTAGGCCTTGGCGCGCTGCTTCGGAGCGCCGCGGATGTGGTCGGGGATGATGCTCTGCCACGTCCTGGGGGAAACCAGCGTGCAGGGCACGTTCTGCCCCAGCACCACCATCTCGGCAGCCCCGGCGAGCCAGTTCAATTGCATGATCGTATTGGCGTTGATGGTGCTGGTTTCCTCCTCCACGCCCATGAGGGTGCGGGTTTTCTTCTTGAATTGCGGAATGAACGTCAGCGGGGCCTCCATGGCCGCGAATGCCGGCTGATGCTCGCGGATCAGCTTCGGCAGCTTCCGGCGCATGTCCTGCGTCTTCTCAAAGGCATTGGCGCCCTCCAGCTTGATCGAGCCGGAGAGCATAGCCGAGGGCTTGCTTTCCGTGTCGAAGATCGCCCAGCCCAGCTTGCTTGCAACGTCGAGACCAAGGATCAGCATGGAACAAGCCCCCTTCCCTGCGGTTCGACGGGTCCATGGCCGTCATCTCGTTCTCCAGTCCCGTTTATCTGCGCCTCGAAAGGCCGGGATTTTCGTACTGCATTGTGACGAACATTGAGCAGTGTTGGCGCATTCTGATTGAGGAATGGCCGGTTGAACCTGGGCCGAAGTACCTGAAGGCTCGGGAGACATGCCTGAGATGTCGCGATGGGGAATGCGATCCCGAGGAAGCCCGGCAGGCGTTCATAGAGGCTGCGGAGGAAGCGGGTATATTGGCGCATTAGGCGGCCTCGCGCTCATCGTTGCCAAGTGCGTCGAAGAGGGACGGGATCGCGATCTCGCGCTCCATCGCCTCCAGGTATTTGATGCCGTCGAGGAAATAGCCGGGGTTGAGTTCGACAGCCCTGCCACTCCGACCCAGTTTCAGAGCCCGGTAAGGGACCGTGAACAGGCCGCCGAACGGATCGAACACAAGTTCACCCTTTGCGGAGAACCGGCTGATGACACGATCGACAATGTCGAATTGCAGGGGGCAGATGTGGAACTCGAGGCCCTTGCGCGACTGCTCGCCATTCAGCGTCCGCATCCGGTTCACGTCATGCCACGTCCAAGGCGACGTTGCACCCGGAGCCAAGGCCATAAAGGTGGAAGGGAGGGCCCCGCGTTTCTCCAGCGCCTCGCCTATGCGGATGTGTGTTTCGTAATCATAGACATTCTGCAACGTCCATTCGGTGAAGGTCTTGGCGAGAAGGTCCGGGCCCATAGCCGCCAGTTCTTCGGGCGTCAGCAGCCGATCACCGGACGAGCGCCAGAAGGCGTGAGCGTCCACCTGCCACCGCGCGAGGCTGTAATCCTCCTTAGACTTCCGCACCGGATCGTCAGCGTAACCCCTTGTGCGGTCGGTTTGCGGCGCACGGAAGAGCAGGAGATATTCAGGCGATCCGACGCCCATCTTCGTGCCGTCTTTCCGCATTTCGGTATAGCCGAGGCGATAGGTCTGGTTGTTCTCGCGAACGACATCGGTGTTGATCTGGATCATGCCGAGGTAGTCGAAGCCGTGCGCCAGGCAGTGAAACAGCGTCTTGGCGTGGAAGGGGTTGACGGTCGGAACGCCCTTCCCGGTCACGTTCCCAAACAAAATCCTGTCCTTGACGTGGCAGGCGTATATCCGGCCGGGCTTCAAGATGCGGAGCAGTTCCGGGGTTAGAAAGTCCATTTGCCGGAAAAAATGCTCGTCGTCGTCGGTATGGCCGAAGTCATTGTAGCTCGGCGTATATTCGTAGTGGTTGCTGAACGGGATCGAGGTGACGATCAGGTCAACCGAATGATCAGCCATGGAACGGGCTTCCTCGACACAATCATTGTTGGCGACGAGCCAGCCTTCGCCCCTCGCCTCAATCCTCTCCACGCCAATCGAGCGCGTGAGGACATCTGCTGCCGAAAGCTGGTCAAGCCCATGCTCACGAATGATCTCGCTCATGTTGTCGACCATTTGGTCATGCCTCTCCCATTTCGCCTGCAGAGCGCGGAGGATTTCGCGCTCGCTCTCGGCGTAGATGATGTGGATTTCGACCGGCCGGCTCTGCAGGAACCGATGGATCCGGTGGATGGCTTGGATGAAGTCGTTGAACTTGAAGCCGATGCCCAGGAAGATCGCCTTGTGGCAGTGGCGCTGGAAGTTGCAGCCGGATCCTGCAATCACCGGCTTGGCAGCGAGGTACTGAAACTTGCCGTCGCTGAAATCGATGATCGCCTGCTCTCGCTTCTCCAGGTCCTGCGACCCGTAGACCGAGACAGCATCCGGCAAAGCCTGCTCGATTGCGCGCCGCTCATCCTCGAGATCGTGCCAGATAATGAAATGATCGTCCGGCGCCGCGGAAATGATCTCCTGCATCTTGGCAATGCGATTCTGCAGCGTGTCCCGCTTCTCTCGACTGGCGCCGACAACGCCGATCGCACTGTCACGGAATAGGATCGCCTGCCCGTCGCGATCGGTACCGCCATCGGCAAGATCAGTCTGGACTTCGTGATAGACCACCTTGAACGGCTGGAGGTCATAGCCCTCGTTGGAATAGCCGAGATCGGAGGGACGCTGCAGGAAGATCGCCCAGGAGTTCAGCCACAGCCAGAATTCGCGCTCCTTGTGCGGGTAGAGCGTCAGGTTATTCGCCTGGGTGCTGTCGCGCTGGAAGAACCGGGTAAGAGCCTGGCCGGTGTCCATGATGCCGAGGAAGCCTGCATAATGGATCAGTTCCTTGTAGCGGTTCGGGCTCGGTGTGGCCGTGGCAACAAACCGGAACCGCGAGGTAGAGAACAGGCTAAGGAACGTCTGATAGGTCTTCGACCCGTAGGAACGAAGCACAGAAGCCTCGTCCAGACTGACAGCCACGAACTCATTAGGATCAAGCTTGCCGTCGCGCACGGTCTCATAATTCGTCATGTAGAGGCCGGTCGGTTCGGCCTCCTCAATGCGGCGTATGAATTTGATATCGACGCCGAGCATCTGACCGTCTCGACGGAACTCTTGACGTACACCGAGTGGCAGAATGATCAGCCCCCGGCCATTTACATGCTTGGTCACAAGCCGGAGGATCTCGATCTGCATGACAGACTTCCCAAGGCCGAAAGCGGCGAAAATCGCGCGCCGGCCGCCGCGTACCGCCCAACGGACGATATCGCGCTGGTGTGGCTTCAGGATCGGATGGACGTCACCGTCTCCAACATCGAACCCGGATACAGGCGCGAGCTTGATCTTGCCTTGAAGGAATTCGGCATAATCCTTCATCAAACCGCCCCCACCAGCACGGCGACAAACCCGACAATCGCCGGGATCGCCATGACCCAAATCACCAGCATCATTCGCGCTTGAACGGACATGGTTGACCTGCCTTACGCCTCTGCCGCGGCGGGCTGCTCGTCGGGGAACGGATCGTCCATGACGGCGGCAAGCTCCTTGTTGATGAAGGCTGTCCCTTCATTGAACCCGCGCTGCCATGCCTGACCGGCCGCACTGTCGGCGCCGTACGGGTTTGCTGCATCCTTCCGAAGCTTGCCGGCGGCGAGACCTTCTTCGTAGGCTCGATCCTCCAGAGGCGTCCGGTCCTGGTCGAAGAGATCCACCTGCCGCGCCAGCCCGTGGCCGAGCATCTTGGCGATGCGGATGCGGCGCTGCATCATGGAGATGATCTCACCCGAATCCTTCTCCTCCAGTTCCATCGCCCACTTGATGTCTCCCTTGGTGAACCCGAGGGGCTTGAGGCGCTTGTAGGCCTCGTTGATCTCGCCCATGGTGGCGCCGATCTCGGATTTCAGATCCTTGATCTCGCGGAAGGTATTGAGGAACTGCTGCTCCTCGAATTGGGCGCGTTCATCCTGAATGTTGTGTCCCGGCTCGGCTTTGGCGGCCTTAGCTTTTGTCATGCCTCTTCCCTTTCCGCCGCTCGATCTTGAGCAGCAACCGTTCCCAGACGCGCCGAAGCGCGCTCCAAATCAGCCGCATGTCGTGCTGCCTTCAGTTTCAGCCGCTCGGCCTTGTCGGCTTCCGCGGCGGCTTCATTCGCCTCGCAGGCCTGCTGATAGGCCTGATGGGCAATCATAAGCGCGCGGTAGACAGATCCCCGCACGTCGTTCATCGTGTTGGTCTTGTATTGAAGACGGAAAAGATAGCTTTCTGGAATGCCAAGCTTGCGAGCCAAGCTGAAGCGAATGCGCTTCTCCTTGTCTTTCCGCCCCTGGCACTCAGCATCGAGCAGATCATCCGCCCACTGCTTGGCTTCCATTAACGC